CACGTCTTGCACTGCCAAGTAGTCAAAACCGATGGCCAAACGCAACCCAGTAACAACAGTGCAGGGGCTGGTGACCGCTATGCAGGCAGCCATCGAGGGTGACATCCAGCCCCCAAAGCACGTCAGCCTGCGCCCAGGTGACCGCCCATTCTGGGAGGCCGTTGTGCGCGCGCGCGCCAAGTCGGAATGGACGGAGGCCGACCTGGTCGCCGCCGCCAATCTGACGCGCTGCCTGGCCGACATCGAACGGGTCCAGGCCGAGATCGATGCCGAGGGAGATGTCCAGATCAACGCCAGGGGAACGCCGGTGATGAATCCGAAGCACACGCTGCTCGAGATCCTGTCCCGGCGGGCAATGGCGCTCTTCCGACTGCTGCAGATGCAGTCGGTGACGGCCGGCCAACTGAAGAACAAGGTGGTGGCGCGTGCCGCGGAGCGTGATGCGCGATCGGCTGCCGAAACCCTGCGGGACGAGTTGATCCCGCTGAACGGATGAAACGCCCGATGACCCGCGCCCAGCGGGTGATCGCGTTCATCGAGACGTACTGTGCGGTCCCCGAGGGCCAGCACGTCGGCAAGCCGCTGCGCCTGGAGCCATTCCAGAAGCGGTTCATCAAGGAGGTCTACGACAATCCGAAGGGCACGCGCAGGGCAATCCTGTCGATCGCCCGCAAGAACGGGAAGTCGGGCCTGATCGCCTCGCTGCTGCTGGCCCACCTGGTCGGCCCGGAGGCAAAGAGGAACGCGCAACTGGTCTCCGGGGCCATGTCGCGCGACCAGGCGGCGCTGGTATTCCACCTGGCCGCCAAAATGGTGCAGCTGTCGGAGCGTCTGGCGAAGATCGTGAAGATCATCCCGTCCGGCAAGCGCCTGATCGGCCTGCCGCTGAACACCGAGTACCGGGCGCTGGCCGCGGACGGTACGACGGCGCAGGGGCTTTCCCCTCTACTTGCGGTGCTCGACGAGTGCGGCCAGGTCCGCGGGCCGGTGTCGGACTTCGTGGAGGCGATTACGACGTCGCAGGGCGCGCACGCCGAGCCGCTGCTGATCGCGATCTCCACGCAGGCGCCGCACGACGCGGACATGCTGTCGATGTGGATCGACGATGCCCGTACCGGGGCGGATCCGCACACGGTCTGCCACGTCTACGAGGCGCCGAAGGACTGCGAACTGGACGATCGGCGCGCGTGGAAGGCCGCGAATCCGGCGCTGGGCAAGTTCCGGGACGAGAAAGACGTCGAACGGCAGGCGCAGGCGGCCATCCGCATGCCGTCTGCGGAGCCCGGTTTCCGCAATCTGCTGCTGAATCAGCGGGTCGAGGCCATTTCCCCGTTCGTTTCGCGCTCGGTGTGGGCTTCCTGCGCGTCGGAACCGGGTGAAATCGGCTCTGAGCCGGTCTTCGTGGGCCTCGACCTGTCGGCAACGTCCGATTTGACCGCTCTGGTGGCCGTCTGGAAGCGCGAAGACGGGGTTTGGGGCGTCAAACCGTGGTTTTGGACGCCTGAGAGCACGATTTTCGACCGCTCGAGGCGCGATCGGGCGCCTTACGACGTCTGGGCGAAGCAGGGCGACATGATCGCCACCCCGGGCGCCACGGTCGACTACGACTTCGTGGCCAGGACGGTACTGGAGTTCGCCGGCGAGGTCGATTTGCGCCTGCTGGCCTTCGACAGGTGGCGCATCGAGCAGTTCAAGGCGGCATTGCAGCGCCAGGGCGCCTCCAGCGAGTTCATGGAGCGCATGACGCCGTTCGGGCAGGGCTTCATCTCGATGGGGCCGGCGCTGGATGCCCTGGAATCGGCGCTGCTCAACGGGAAGATGGCCCACGCCGGACATCCGGTGCTGACGATGTGCGCGGCCAACTCGGTGGTCGTCAAGGACGCCGCCGGCAACCGCAAGCTCGACAAGGCCAAATCAACAGGACGGATCGACGGCATGGTGGCACTCGCAATGGCAATCGGCACCGCAGCCGCGACACTCGCGGCCGAGGATGTCGAAGTGATCGCCGAGGTCTGGTAGCGATGGCCTTCTGGAGTGCGCTCCTCGATCGCCTTCGGGGAGCGCCGCAGGAAAAGGCGATCTCGTCAGCCGACCTGTACCTGCTATTGGCAAACCAGCAGACCACGACGTCTGGCGTGCGGGTCGACTGGAAGACGGCGCTGCAGGCGTCCGTCGCGCTGGCCTGCGGTCGGGTGATCGCTGAGGGCCTGAGCCAGGTGCCGTTCCGGCTGATGCGGATGACGGGCGACACGCGCTCGCCGGCGGCCGACCACCCGCTCTACGACCTGGTCGAGTGGCAGCCCAACCCGTGGCAGACGTCCACGGACATGATCGACCAGATCGGGATCCACCTGGCCTTCCTCGGGAATGCCTACGTGTGGCTGAACCGGGCGCGCGGCGTGGTGCAGGAGATGTTCCCGTGGCCGCCCAACATGGTCGAGACCAAGCTCGACGGCATGGACGTGCGGTACACGCTGACGCTGCACGACGGTCGGCGCCTAGAGGTGCCGGCGCGCGACATCTGGCACATCAAGGGACCGTCCTGGGAGGGCTGGATTGGCCTGGACGTGGTCAACCTGGCGCGCGAGGCGATCGGGTTGTCATTGTCCGCCGAGAAGTCGGTGTCTGCGACGATGGCCAACGGCGCGAAGTTGTCCGGCCTGCTGTCGACGGATGCAAACCTGTCCAAGGAGCAACGCCAGTTGATGCGCGAGTCCTGGCAGGAGTCGCAGGCTGGCGCGGCCAATGCCGGCAAGGTGGCGGTGCTGTCGAACGGGATGAAGTTCACCGCGATGCAGTCGACCGCGGTGGACGCGCAGCAGGTCGAGAACCGCAAGTTCGCGGTCGAGGAGATCTGCCGGGCGTTCCGGGTGATGCCGATCATGGTCGGGTACTCGGACAAGACATCGACCTACGCCTCGGCCGAGCAGATGTTCCAGGCGCATGTGACGCACACGCTGGGGCCGTGGTATCGGCGCATCGAGCGCAGTGCCGCGGTGTCGCTGCTGACCAAGCAGGAGCGCGACGCCGGCATGTACTTCAAGTTCTTCACCCAGGGCCTGCTGCGCGGCTCGACGAAGGATCGGGCGGACTTCTACCAGTCCCTGTACTCCATCGGCGCGCTGAACCCCAACGAGATCCGCGACTTCGAAGACATGAACCCTTACGAGGGCGGCGAGAAGTATCGCGTGCCGCTGAACATGGCCGACCCGAAGGTGGCGGACGACATGCTCGAGGACGGTTCTGAGGCGGATCCAGAGCAGGACGATCCTGCAGACGAAGAGGACGATGCGAATGGATAGGATCAACTGCGGTCTGGTCGAACTGAAGTTCGCGCCAAGCGCCGAAGAGGTGATGTCGTTCACCGGGTACGGCGCGGTGTTCAAGAACATCGACGCCTACGGCGACGTAATCGAGCCGGGCGCCTTCGGCCAGTTCCTGTCGGATGTACAGGAAGGCAAGCAGGCGTGGCCGATGATGCTGTCGCAGCATGGCGGGCTCGGCTTGACCGCGGACGACATGACGCCGATCGGCGTGTGGGAAGAACTGAGTGAGGACGGCCACGGCCTGCGCGTTAAGGGCAAGTTGGCAGACACGCCGCGTGGGCGCGAGGTGTACGAACTGATGCGGATGTCGCCGCGTCCGGCCATCGACGGGCTGTCGATCGGCTACATCGCCAAGGAATGGACGCCGCGCAGCAAGCCGGAGGAGCCCAAGCGCTCCATCAAGCGCATCGACCTGGTCGAGATCAGCGTGGTCTCGCGCCCGGCGAACACGAAGGCGCGGGTATCGAGCGTCAAGAGCATTGAGGATCTCGCCAGTTTGCGCGAGATCGAAGAGTACCTGTGCGATGAGACAGGCCTGTCGAAAAAACAGGCAGTTGCGCTCATCGCGCGGATTAAGTCCGTCGGGTTGGGAGATCCGGTCGGCGGGCATGGCGGGCCGGGTGATCCGGTGGCCGATGTGCTGGCGCAATCCCTGCGTCAGCGCTTTGTTCCAACCGCTGCCTGACTAAGGAGAACTGACATGGCAGACATGAACGAGGTCAAAGACCTCATCGAATCCCAGGGTCGCGCCTGGGAAGAGTTCAAGCACACCAACGACGCCCGCCTGAAGGCGCTGGAGACCCAGCGCGCCACCGGCGACTATGACGCCAAGCTTGCGAAGATCGACTCGGATCTCAACGAGATCGCCAAGAAGATCAACCGCCCCGGTTTCTCCGGCGCGGAGGCCGCGAAGGGCGAGACGCCCGAGGTGCTGGAGCACAAGCAGCGCTTCACCGAGTACCTGCGCAAGGGCAACACTGCCGAGTTGCGCGAACTCGAGCGCAAGGCCATGAACAGCACCTCCGATCCGGACGGTGGCTACCTGGTCACGGCCGAGATGGAGTCGGCCATCACCCGCGTGGTGCCGGTTGTCTCCGCGATGGCCCGCGTGGCGCGCACCGTCACGATCGGCACCCGGTCGTGGGTCACCCGGGCGAAGACCAGCGGCATGTCGGTCACCTGGCCCGGCGAAGGCGCCACCAGCGGTGAGTCGACCACGCCGGACTTCGCGCGCATCGAGATCGTCGCCAACGTCGCCGAAGTCGAGCCGCACGTCTACAACGAGACGCTGGAAGACGCCGACATCAACCTCGCGGCGGACCTGGCCAACGAGGCCGGGATCGCGTTCGCCGAGGGCGAAGCCGATGCGTTCATCGACGGCATCGGTGTCGGCAAGCCGATGGGCCTGCTGTCGTACACGACGGTGGCCAATGCGTCGTACGCCTGGGGGTCGATCGGGTACATCGCGTCCGGAAAGGCCGCGGCGTTCGCCTCGGTGGCGCCGGCTGACTACATCATCAACCTGCAGCACGCGCTCAAGCAGCAGTACCGCCCGGGCGCACGGTGGATGATGGCCGACTCGGTGCTGGCGAAGGTGCGTCAGATCAAGGACGCCTCCAGCGCCTACTACCTGTGGAACCCGGATCCGTCGGCGGGGTTTGGCGGTCGCCTGCTGGGTTCGCCGGTGGAGATCGACGACAACATGCCGGCCACGACGTCCGGTTCGCTGTCGATCGCCTACGGTGACTTCAACCGTGCCTACGCGATCGTGCGCCGCTCCGGGATCTCGCTGATCCGCGACAACATCACCAGCAAGGGTCTGACGAAGTTCAACTTCCGCCGGCGTGTCGGTGGCGGGGTGATCAACTTCGAAGCCGTCAAGGTGATGAAGTTCTCGGCGTCCTGATCGGCGCCACATAGAGACAAGGAGCAAGCAACATGCACGATCTGCACAACAACATCCGCGCACTGCGGGTGGTCTCGCCGGTGGCTGCCGGCACGACCGGCACCGGCAAGACGGGCAAGATCATCGACCGTCAGGGGTTCGGCGGCGTCGAGTTCATCGTGTCGTATGGCACGGTGACCGCGACGAACGCCACCGCGGTGGTCGTGATCAAGGACGGCGACGCCACCGGCACGCTGACCTCGGTCGCGGACACCTACCTGCTCGGCACCGAATCGGCGGCCGGTCTGGCGGCGACGACTCCGCGCACGTCCGGCGTGTCGAAGAACGTCACCAAGCGCGTCGGCTACGCCGGCAACAAGCGGTACGTCCAGGCGAACATCTACACCACGATCTCCGCAGGGATCATCGTGGGGATCGATGCGATCCTGCACTCGCCGCTGCTGACTGCGCCGACGTCCAACCCGTGATTCTGACGGGCGAACGGCAGGTCGCTCCGACCGTAGACGGCATTCGCGCCGACCACGTCAACCGCTATCGCTGGGCCGCCTCGCGGCTCAATCCAGGCAGTTGGGTGATCGACGTCGCGTGCGGCATCGGCTACGGAGCCAAGGTCATGGCCGACGCCGGGCACATCGTGCTCGGCGTCGATCGTGACGAGGACGCGATCCGCTACGGCAACAAGTTCCACGCGCATCCGCTCGTCCGCCTCAAGGTGGGCGATGCGAATGCGCTGGAACTGCCCAGCGCGCGGGACGCTGCGGTGTGCTTCGAAACGGTGGAGCACCTGGAAGACCCGCGGCCTCTGCTGCGCAGCCTGCACAACATCGCGCCGATGCTGCTGGCATCGGTTCCGAATGAAGACGTCATCCCGTTCGGCCCAGGGTTCGCCTACCACTTCCGGCACTACACCAAGCAGCAGTTCGAAGATCTGCTGGTCGAGTGCGGATGGTCTGTCATCGAATGGTGGGGTCAGGACGACCATGAGTCCGGCGTCGAACCGGACAACATCGACGGCCGCACGTTGATTGCGGTCGCACAACGCATTGGGGAACCCTCAGTGAAACTGGACAAGGAAACGGTCGACTCGCTGGCTGATCACCAGCAGGCGCCCGTCAAGGGAGAGTCCGGCGAGTTCACGCGCGTGGACTGGCCGGTCCCGGAGCATGTGTCGATCCTCGGGCTCGGTCCGAGCCTCGAGCAGTACGTCGACTTCACCAAGCGCCTGGGCAGTCGCTTCAAGTACTGCGACCAGGTGTGGGCCATCAACGCGGTTGGCGGCACGATCCAGCATGACGTCGTGTTCCATATGGACGACGTCCGCGTGCAGGAAGTGCGTGCGCAGGCGGCTCCGGACAGCAACATCGCGGCGATGCTGGACTGGATGAAGACCCATCCGGGGCCGATCATCACGTCGCGCGCGCATCCGGACTATCCGGGGCT